CTGCAGCAACCGAAGTAAACCTAGTGGTTATTGTAGGAACTCTATAATCCATCTCTTGGTATTCGCTTGTACTACCAAAATATCTACCAATTACAGATGTGTTCGCACCAACACCGGAGTCTGCTAATACCCCAGAAAAAGCCGTTACATAAGAATCTACTGCCGTGAATGCAGAGTCGCTAAGATATACTGTACTACCCGTCCCAGTGAACTTAGAAGATGTAGATAGGTATACTATAGACGTTCGGTTATTTGTACTATCAAACCAGAAACCATGTACCCTAGCCGCGCCTGTCCCATCGGCAGCAGTGGCAATAGAACTAAAATTATCTATTTTAGAAGTTACGTCGCCGGATATTTTGATTTCCCGCCAGTAAGAACTACTTCCATTTAGCTGCGCTTCTGCTACCGCCACAGTCCCGATAGATACTCCAGTAGCGGATCTAGACTTCTTATCTATATCTATACCCCAACCGCTATTCCCTGTACTATCCGTTTTCTTGTGCGAGGCGTGTATACTTAAATCCAACGTTTGTAGGGTAGTTACTCCCGAAGTACCAATAAATATCGGCTCCCCTATAGTAGTAGTCCCACTAGATAAGGTTAACGTGGGGGGCTGAGAACCGCTTAAACTGGATTGTTGATCCCAAGGCCCTTGTCTGTCAGTGGTATACACCATCTTGTTGTACGTGTCTCCGTACGCCTTAACAGACTGTTGAGTTACAAGAGCAGTAGCGCTATCAGATGACATGTTATCTTCGTCTTTGATAGTAGTGACAGTAGTAGCGTCAGTGCCTCGCAAAGAATGAACCGTAACCAACCCTGTTGTGTTTATAGTAGCTGCACTCATAGCAGCACTATAGCTAGCGCCTTCTACGACGTTTGTACCATCACAAAATACAGAGCATATTTTGGCCGTAGGTACGGCTATACCTGTACCGCTGCTGGTTTTAACCGTTATAGTTTGTCCGGTTTCGTTCATCACTGTGTACAGCTTAGATGCTGTAGGTACTACTAGATTACCTGCGCCAGACAGATCAGTGGTAGTATCAGTAAGCCTAAGAATGGCGGCACGAGATTCAGAAGTAGAGCCGTTAGCTGTAGTTAGGTTATGTGTGTTGGTAGCGTCAGTCCACGCGTTTATAGTAGCCTTACCCGCGATAGCCTCTTCAATCATGTCCGTTACTTCGCTATTTAGGGTATTACCCCAACCAGTATCGCCCGAAGCTGGCTTACCTAACTTTAATGTTGTTGTATAAGATGTACCCATTATGTAGTCCTCAAGTTATCCGTATAAGGGCGGTAGTAGATGTACTAGCTGGCATACCTACAGTAAACGTGCTATTACTACTAGTCTTATTATCGCCAAAATCCAACACCATAACCGCCCTGTCACCATTAGTATCATTATATATTAATGCACCTCTGGCGGTAATACTACTACTTGCCCAAGTAGCGTCCGAAAAGGTTACATACCCTACACCATCACTACCAGTCACTGTGCCTGTAGTAAGCGCAACCCCTCCTGCAGAATACCCCGTACCAGAAACTTCATTATCTGTAGTATACGCAGTCGTGTCAGCATCTAGACTAGCCGTGCTAGTGTACAACGCTATCTTAAAAGAATTAGAACCAAAAACGTGTGTCCCCTCTAGAAGCTCTTTTTTAAACGAAGTACATACTGTTTGCGTTATAGCCATCTACTAGCCCCCCTGTTGCGGTTGTGGTTGAGGGGGTGTAGGCACAGTAATAGGTTGCGGAGTGCCTGCTTTAGGTCTAAATGAGTCGGTTGGTAGCTTTACGTTTACTGTATCCGCTAGCTGCTGCATACTCATTAAGAACTGTTGGTCATATAATTGTATAATATCGGGTTCAGCCTTCATAAATCTCGCAGCTTCTACTAGGGTACCGTTCAACAGAGCAGAGTCATAGTTAGTGCCAAGCCACGGCTGTTCTTCGTCTTCGTCTGTGTCTACTATAGATCTAGGCTGGTATTGGTACTCTATAGCGACACTAACTGTAGTATTCCACTTTGGAGCGAACACTATCCGCATCCGGCTAGCTTCTTGGTTAGTAGTAGCATCACTATCTAGCGCGTAATATTTCATTTCTTGGTTACCGCCGCTAGAGCCTTGCGTAGTATATGGGTAGGCTTCTAGTAAGAAATCATAATCTTTCGGTATTAGCGCCTTCCGACTCACTAAATCGCTTGTAGAACCAGATTTTTGAACCACACTATGTAGATACAAAAAGTCATCAGGTAATACGTAACCGTCCACCGGATTAAAACTGTCTGCATCAAGCGTCTTTTTTAGTATGGGTAGGTTTTTAATAAACCCATAGATTTTCTGCTCCGCTTGTTTTGTAAACATAGATAGCTGAGCGTCAGTAAAAGTCATCTCAGTGATGTCTTGTACGTTGGTCTTTAAGTCTGTGTATGTCATAGCCATATTATTCTACCGTCACCGTACCTGATTTTATTTCCATAGCCATATTAGGCCCAGCACCTATAGGATTCCAACCCCAATCTACCGCCCTACTACTGGTATCAGATGAGTCTGCATTTAAACTCTGATCTGGGCGCGGGTTACGTAACGCTTCCGCATCTACTACTGGGTATTCGCCTTGCATGTTTTGTGGGTGGTCTGGACTCCAACACTCTCTACATGCAAGTAAGTTAGTACCTTTACGTTTTACTACTATCTCTTTAAACGTGTTAAGCCTGTAACGAAACCCACATATATCGCAAAAACCAAACGCCTTCCCGCCCGCAGCAAACTTACTCATTAGGGCTGTCCTATACGAGGCACAAACCTAGCAGAAACCTTACTTCTATCCTCAGAAGCAGCCATTTCAAACTGCTCATCATAAATTTGTTTTAGCATTACTACCCTGTCAGACAATTCGGGGGTCTTCATAGATATATAATACGCCAATCCAGCTACCAAACAAGGCAAAAACCTAAACGGCATGTCGGGATTATAATTGCCCTGCCCCGCATCTTCTATACGTCTCAAACGCCAGTAATTTAGTTTATATGTGTCAGACTTATCCGGTACAGGCCACATATACACCACAGGGGCACCTATCTTCCTGTCTACAAATACCTGAGTAGGTCTGCCTTGTGTTAACTTATTAGGGATAGAGTTGTACGTACTTACACTAACACGCGTTATAGCGAGATCATTTTGCGTAGAAGTATTACCTTCATTAGTGCGTATAGACTGCTCTATTATATCTACTGTACCATCTGACAGCGTATATGACTGCGTACCCGCAACTAAATCTAGAGACTCTTCATCAATAGTCCACATATTAATACCACGATTAGCCCACTCGATAGTAAGTAGGTTCATGGAACGCCTAGCGGTTCTTAGGTCGTAGCCGGAGCGCATTTCACGTCCGGCACGTTCCCATGCTTCTTCCGCAACTTCGTTGAAGTCCATGTCGAATGCTGTAGTACCTGATGTAGCCATCTTCTACCTCATTTTTTCCCGTAGTATTCTTTTCTAAACTCTTCAGAATTATTTAACAGAGTCCGTAGGCGGTCATCACCATCACTACCATCCCCTAAAGATTCTGAGAAATCGTAATAAGAGTCAGTGTATTTTTTATCTTTTTTGGCCTCTCTAAGGGCTGCAGCGGCGCGTTTCCCGTCTCCTTTTCTATAAGTGTTGTTATAATAATTACTCATTATTTGTCCCTTCTTAGCGATACTTACACTTTTTAACGCCTTTCTTGGCGATGCCCGCACCACGAACCTTACCGCCAGACTTGTACTTCTTAACCTTACCGCCTTTCTTCATGCCCGGCATACCCATAGGCTTCTTAGGAGGCATACCCATACCACCACCGGCAGTAGGCGATTGAACCGCCATTGCGCCAATACCAGCTTGTACAGGAGTTGGTGGTTTAGGAGCGCTAGTGTTGTTCATAGCAGCCTTAGCTTTGGCTTTTTTATCTCTTGCCTTTATATCGGCACCTACCTTTTTGTTTCCAGCTTCCATCTCTTTGAGAAACTTCTTTCTTTTGGGATTTATTTTCCCTTTCCCAGCTTTGGTTGGTTCCGCTTCAGGAACTTCGCCACCGCTTTGGTAGCCCATCATTTTCTTACCCGGCATTTTCTAACACCTCCAGCGCTTACGCGCTTGTCTTAAACGTGAATTTAGTGG